AAAAACGGACAGTAAGACGGGATGTCCGGGGCGGTCTGCGCCTGTAAGAAACCATCCGGCTGTGTGATATCCCTGCCTCACCAGCGTTCCCTGTCCCCCATCCCCCTACCCTCGGCGGTCATGACCCTACCCGCCCCTATCCGGGGGGGATTGGCCTTCCTTCCTGCATTGCAAGGGGTGCAGGCTGAGCGCAGGTTGGCCGGGTCGTCGCCACCGTGAGACTGCCTGGGTTGGATGTGATCCACGCAGGTGGCTGTGCCGGTGCAGTGTGGGCCTCTGATCTGACACTGGTAGCCGTCACGCTGTAGCACCAGCGCTCTGGTGATGCGCCAGGCTCTGGTGCTGCCGGCTTTGGTCAGGCCTCTGCTCATCTGCGTTTACCGTTGCCGTTCTCGTCGAAGGGTAGGGCGTTGAGGATGATGGCAGTGCCCCCAACTATGCCCAGGTATCCGAGTAGCTCTGTGTCCAGGCTGCGATCCCTGGCCAGCACCACCAGAGCCAGTACCAGCGCGGTGAATCCCAGGCACATCTGATAGAGCAGGCGCTTGGTCTTCCATGGCATCAGGCGGCTTTGGGGAGTTTCTCCCACCGCCAGCCGGGCGGGTGGGCGGTGGTGTCGAGCCACCAGTGGTCGACGGTGCCGTCGTCACGCTGGGCGTACACATGATGCTGGTTGTTGGCGAAATACGAGGTCACGTTGTCTGCCTCCAGGTCGAGGGGCGGTCCGAGGCCGCCGAAAGTTTCGGTCAGAACAGTCGAGCGTTGCGGTTGGCGCAGGTCGCCGGGGCAGCCGGTGTGACCGCCCCACGCCCCGCCGCCCATGCCATGCCAGGCGAAGCCGGGCTGGCCGGGGGTTTCGGCCAGGGCGTTCACCCAGCCGTAGGTTTGGTTCCCCCAGTCGTAGAGGCGGGCCAGGGTGTCGATCTGGGCGCCGGTGAGCGGTTCGGTGTCGTAGCCTTCGGTCTCGACCGACTGGTATGTCGAGTTCCCTGATCCTTGGGCCCAGGCGCACATGTCCGAGTCCACGTACTGTTCGAGAGTTCCGGTTTTTGATACCCAGAAGGTGCTGGAGGCCCCGGAGGCGGGGTTGTTGAACCAGCCGGCCAGGCTGTTGTTGCCCTGCTGGACGTGCAACACCAGGCCGAGCTGGGCGGTCATGGGCCCGCCGTGGTTGGCGACGGGTTTCCAGGCCGCCAGCGGGCAGACTGTCACGACGCCTGGTCGGGGTGGGGTTGCTCGTCGACGTCGGCCTGGTCGGGGTGTTGGCCGGCGAACTCGCTACCGCCGCGATGATCCTGGTCGGGGTCGGGGCCCCGCTCGGTGTCATCCGGTTCGGGCTCGGGCTCGGGCTCGGGCTCGGCCGGGTCGGGTTGGGGTTCGGGTTGGGGTTCGGGTTGGGGTGGCTGGGTGGGCGTGTCGGCCATTTTCGGGTACCTCCAGGGTTTGGTAAGACGTTTCCAAATAGGGGGGCGGGTCATTGCGAGCCGATGTCCTCCAGGAGCATCTGGCAGTTGTTGGCCGACACCGACAGGGTGCCGGCGTTGGTCTGGGCCTGGACGGTCCAGGTCTGCGACCCCGACGAGGATGGCGAGTACAGGAAGACGCCCTGGCCGGCCAGGAAGCTGCCGGCGATCAGGCCGGTGGCCTGGGCGAAACGGCCCTGGGCGGAGTCGATATTGGTGACGTTGGCCAGGTTGAACCAGCACGTCCCGGTGGCGGACTGTTGGGCCCCGAAGACGAACAAGGAGAGCCGGTAACGTCGGCCGGCGGTCACCGTCGCCGTCAGCGACATGACCGTCGTCGCGGACGCGCCGGCCGACACCGTTGAGGCGGGGCCGACCGCGGAGGCCACATAGCCTCTGGGGTTACTGGCCGGCACACCTGCGGTCATGCCGCCTGGTCTCACGTCGGTGATGTTGGCCGGTGTGATGGCAGCCGACCCGCCCGGCAGGTACACCTGGGCCAGCGCCACTGTCCCGGCTGGTGTGGCCGGCACCGTGGCAGACGCGGCTGCGGTGCCTTGTACCGAGTCGAAGATGAAATCGTTGTTGACGCCGCCGTCGAGGTCGGTGCCTCTGGGCCGGCAGATGATCAGGTCGTAACGGTTGCTGCCCGAGGCCGGCGCGGCGGGTAGGGTGACCTGCTCCACGCCGTCGGAGGCGCACAGGCTGGTGCCGGTGCTGTTCTGGGTGGGTACGGCCACGGTGCCGGCGGCGATGTTCACGGTCATACCACTGGAGAAGGTGACGGCACAGCCGCTGGAGGCCGGGCCTGGCCATAGGGCGCCCATCAGCCTGCGGTCCACTGAGGCTGCGTAACTGCCGCTCTGCAGCCACAGCGGCGTGTATCTGGTCATGGTCTACCTCCGGGCCAGCGCATTGATATCCCTGTCTGCTCTGGTGAACAGGTCTTTGAAGTCCACGTCGGGGCGGCCTACGGTCAAGTTCACGTTTTCGGTGCCGTCGTCGGTGATCTCGTAGTCCAGGCCCAATACCCGCACATCGGTGTCGACCAGCAGCCTGCCGGCCCGGATGCGCAGCCTGACCACATCGCCCATGTTGGGATTGCCGAAGGTGTACCAGCCGGGCCTGAGCGTGAGGGTGTAGCTGGGTGTGATGATGCCGCTCAGGGCCAGGTTGCCGCCGGCTTTCTCGTTCAGGGTGCTCTGCAGGGTCACGTCCGAGGCGTTGTCTCCGCTCATCCATAGGCCTACCGGTGTCACCGTCACGTTGTTGGCGTCGCTGTTCCAGCGCTCCGCGAACAGTGGCGGCGCGGAGGCGTCGTTGGGGTTGGAGCCGGCGCCGATCACTCTCCAATAGTTGGAGTAGTCGGCGCTGTTCACGCTGCGCTGCACCGCAGCCACCGTGGATCCGTATTCGAGGATGAGGTCACCACGCAGCACACCCTGGTAAGGGAAGAAGACGCGTAACCGGTCCGGATAGGTGCCCACGCGTGAGCCCGGGATCACATCGAAGTCGAAACCGTTCTCCACCGCGGCCAGGTTGAAGATGGCCTCGTCTATCTGCTGCTGGGCCGGGTAGGTCCTGTCGCGCTTTTGGCCACTGTTGGTGATGCGATTGTTGCCGGCTGGGTCTACGCCACTCGAATCCAGAGGAAGGTAAGCGCCCGGGTTGAGAGCGGTGCCGCTGCTGGTGGTGACAGCCTTGGCCTGACCCAACAGCAGGCCCACCATCTGGTCCTGGTCCACCTGGGTCCAGGTCACCGCCTGGGTCAGTAGCCGACGAGCGCACACGTCCAGGTAGTCATGGGCGGTGAAGGTGACGCTGTAGGCCTGCTCGGAGAGGGTGTCCTGGGATTGGGCTATCAGGCCGCGGAACAGAGCCAGGTCCATGCCGCTGGCCTCGTCCCAGCGGTAGACCACCACATCGGTCATCAACTCTTGTATGAGTGGCGCGGCCGCGGATGTGCCGTCCACCACGAAGGAGAACAAGGCCGGCTTGTTCCATTCCTGGGTAAGCCGCCGGGATCTGGCTCCCATGATCTCCACGATGGGCACGGCTGGCACCGCCGCGAACTGGCGCTGGTAGGCCACTATCCGCCAGCGGTCCCGGCCCGGTGGCATGGGCACCCACACCGAGGCTTGTGGGGCCACGGTGGTGGGCGCAGGTTCGGTGGGGGCTCGCCCGGCGGGCCAGGTCATGTGATGTAGCCGTCCTGCCAGAAGGCCTGCACCTGGGTCATACCCGCGGTGGATGTCCCGTACAGTCTCAGGGCGCTGTAGGCCGGTGCCGGCGGCAGGGCCGGCCAGTTGCTGGACGACCAGTCCATCTGGCTGATCACCGACTGGGTGGGGTCACCGCCCAGATAGGCGGTGTGGGCGGCGGTGTCTATCTCCACGTACTGGCCAGAGCTGATCACCGACGAGAGCTTGAAGTAAATGTCAAAAGACCCGCCGGTGGATGGTGCCATTTGCACTCTGGCCGCGGTGATGGGCCCATAGATGCGCAGCAGAGGCTTGACGAAGACGTCGCCGGCGCTGCGTATGGTGCCGGTGGTGGCGCTGCCTCCGCCGGGAGGATAGATGCGATTGTGGATCAGGTTGTAGGTGCGGCCCGGATTGGAAGACGAGCCTGACCAGGCGGTGGCGGTCTGGGTGACCACATCCCGGGCTATGGGATCGGGTGCCACCCAGGCCAGGTGTACCTCTCGGCGTTGCTTGCCGCTTATCGGCCAGCTGTACCCTGACGCCCTGAGGGTGAGGGTGCGTTCTGGTGCTCCGGGCCGGTCCAGCACATAATGCAGGATCGGTCTGATGCTGGGCAGCATGTACTTGCCGAACTGGGCGGCGAGCTGGTCCACCGGTTGGCCGTCGGCCACGATGTCGGCGGTGACCGCTCTGGACCCCCAATACTGGCTCAGGTCGTCGGTGCCGTCCTGGGCCGGTTTGTTGTTCACCACTTCTCTGACCTCGGGCCAGCCCAGGTTCAGTTGGGTGCAGTACCAGCCTCCGTTCTCGTCTTCGAGAGCCATGGTTTGGCCTTGCCAGGCCAGCCAGGCCTTTCGCACACAGGTGGTCATATGCGCTGCACCTGCATCTGCCAGGCCACCTGGCGCATGAGCACTTCCACGTCGATCTTCTCCGAGAAGTGCGCATGTTCGATGTTGAGCGCGCTGCGGCTGGCCATGGCCGGTGCCGGGCTGATCACTTCACCGGCATGGGCGAACACCAAACCCGAGGCGGTCATGAGGCCACCCTGGGCCAGGGTGGGCACATGGGGAGGTCTCCAGTCCCAGCCTTTGCCGCCCAGGCCCGGCACCCACTTTGGCACCTTCACGCTGATGTGGATGGCGTTGATGGTGCCGGCGATGGCATTCCAGATGCCCTTCAAAGGTTTGATGACGAATCCGTCTATCCAGTCCCAGGCCACCTGGAAAGGCTTGGCCACTGCCTTGGCGACGCCGCTCATGGCTTTGGTGATCCAGCCCACCACGCTGTCGAAGGCTGTTTTCAGTGGGCTGATCAGCCAGGCGTTGATCAGCGCCCAGGCCTGCTTGAAAGGCCAGGCGATCACGTTGGCTATGGGGCCGACGACTTTGCCGATGAGGGCCAGCCAGCCTGAGATTTCTTTCATCACTCCTGACCAGCCGCCTTTGATGGCGGCCATGATCAGCCGGAAGACCAGATAGAACGGTCCCAGGAGCACGGCCAGGAACACCTGACCCCAGCGCTGGATGAAGGCGATCACCCACTGGAAGGCTGCCACGATGGCTTTCCAGGCAGCCTGGAAGGCTCCCACGATGGCCTTCAAGGCGGTGTCCACGGCCTTGCGGAACCAGTCCACCTTCACATACAGCAGCACGATGGCCGCGATGACGGCCACGATGGCAATGATGATCAGGCCTATCGGTGAGGCCGCGAACACCACGTTCAGCAACGCCCAGGCGATCTTCACGCCCTGGATCACTCCCTGGGCGATCTTCATGGCGCTGGACACCAGAGTGATGGCCTTCGATACCGCCACCACGGCCACCGCGAACCCGGCGGCGCCCAGGATCAATGGCACCAGCCAGCCGCTGTTCTGCTGAATGACGTTGAACACTTTGAGCAGCACGGGTGTGATCTTCTGGATGGCCGGCAGCAGGGCGGTGCCGATGGCCTCCTGGGCGTTCCCCCAGGCCACGCTCATCTTCTGGCTGGCGGTGGCGGTGGCCGCGGCGGTGCCCTTTACCTGGCTCTCGACATTGGCCAGCACGATCTTCTGGGCGCCCAGATGGTTCCCGGTTTTCTCCATCTGGGTGATGGCATTCTTCTGCGCGGCGGTGAAAGTCACCCCCGATTTGGCTAGCGCAGCCATGCCCTTGACCGGGTCCTCGAGGGCTTTGCCGAGCTGGATGGCGTTGCTGTTCAGATCCCCGTAGCCGGCCGCGGCCAGGTCCGCGGCGGCGGCGGTGGCTCTGTTGAAAATGCCGCCCTGCCTGGCTGCCGCGTTGGAGACAGAGTGGAAGGTGACCAGCAGCGCCTGCGCACCCTGGATGGCCTCGTCGTCCACGCCGGTCTGATTCGAGAGTTTGGTGGCATAGTTCTCAGCCTCCTGGGCTGCCTTGCCGTGCACGTCACCGACCTGCTTGAACACCTGCACCAGCCGGTTGTTGGCCACCGCGGACTCTTCCGCGGCTTTCACCGACGACTTGCCGAAGTCCAGGATCTTGGTGACGGCATAGCCGGCGGCCAGGCCTTTGATGGCGCCGGACATTTTGCTGCCGGCGCTCTTGGTTTTCTCTGCGGTCTGACCGGCCGCCTGGTCCACCTTCTTGAACCCGGCTACCGCCTGGGTGGCGTTGGTGATGATCTGCAGTTCGAGTTTGGCGCTCATGACGGATTCCTGGCCTCGGCGATGCGCTGCAGATGCCGGTAGGCGGTGGTGATGGCGGCTGGGTCTTCCAGCCACACCGTGTGAGCTACACCGGTCAGTACTGCCAGGCCCACCGCTAGATCTCCGATCCCTCCAGCTGGGTAGGGTCCATCGGGTCGCCGGCCTCTTCCTCCAGGTCGTCTATGTCGTCGAAGACTTTGAGGAAGCCTTGCCAGTTGCGGACCAGCGCATGATCCGGGTAGGTGCGCCCGAAGGCGTAAAAGGCCAGGCGCAACTGCAGCATGACCGGAGCCGACTGGATGTCGCGGCCTTCGCGGGCTACGGCTTCCTCGGCGCGCAGGTGGTCGGCGGCCATGGTGGTGATCTCGTACTTCTCGCCGTCCAGGGTGAGGATGTTGCGTCTGCGAAAGGTGCTCACATGCCCTCCACCTGGTCCAGTAGGTGCTGCAGGTCTTTCTCGTACGCGGCCAGCCAGGTGTCCCTCGTCTGCGCCGCGGCTACCGGCAGGAAGGGCTGTGGCCTGATGTGGCGCCGGGGCCAGCCGTAGTGGATGACGGGGGCGTAAACCAGATTGGAGCGAACCACCGCCTTGGCCGCGGTGCGCGGTGTGCGCAGGCTGCCTACCAGCCGGCCGGTGCGGTTAGGGCCGATGGCCTGGGCTCTGTCGGCCACGGTGCGCGCCGCCCGAATGTTGGCCTCTTTCATGTCGGCCATGTCCATACCGGCTCGGCGCATGGTGGTACGAAACCGGGAGAGGCCCAGGATCTTTACCTCGGCATCAGGCACTGACCGGCTCTTTAGCCATGGTGCCGGCGCCATAGCTGCGAGTCACCGCGCCCTGGATGTTCCAGGCGAAATCGGATGTGAGCCTGGTTTTGACGTCACCGCCGTAGGTTTCGGCCGGTATCTCCAGCATGACCTGCCCCGTGAGAGTGGCGCCGGTGGTCACATCGTTGGGTATGAACTCGAAATCGACCACAGCCAGGTTGTTGTCCCACAGGTAGCCGATGATGCCGTCGGGCTCGTCGAAGTCCTGGACGAAGGTGCCTTCCAGTTTCTGGCCGGTCATCTTCCGGCCGGCCGGTAGATTGTCCCCGCACAGGGTGGTGAGCGGGTCTCCGTCGTCCTCATACGATGTGGTCACCCTGGCGTTGGTGATCTGGCAGCTGAAGTCCAGTTTGGTGGCGGTGGGCCCCAGGGATAGGGTGCCGTTACTCAGTTTCGATTCGACAATGGCCATTATTCGAGTGCCTCCATGAAGGTCATTTCGTAACTGGGATAGGTGAGCAGGCCGGCCGCGCCGGGCCTTTGGAACGGTTGAGACCTGGAGCGCTCCACCGCGAAGGTGGCCTCCACGGCGGTGATCAGTTCCTCCATGAGCAGCCAGGCGGTGCGGTCCCAGCCGTTGGGCACAGGGGCCAGGCAGTCCAGCGCCCAGGTGACAGAGGCACCACAGTTCAGGTCGTTGCTGCGCTCGGCGGGGATGTTCACCAGCACACAGGGCAGGAGGCCTACCGCCTGGGTGGGTTCGATGGTGGCTCTGACACCGGCGGCCTGCAGCTGGGCCACGATCTGCTCTGCCCGCTCCAGCATGGTGGTCATGCCAGTACCGTGGCCAGCCATGGGCCCAGCAGCCTTTTGATATCAGCATCGAAAGGCTGGATGGTGGCTGTGCCCAGGTCGGAGACACCGACCACACCGTCAGGGCTGTTGCGCCGGGCCAGCAGGCGGTTCACGTAAAGCAGGCCGGCTTCCACCACATCCGGTGCCACCGAGGCCGGGCCTGGCTCACTCCAGACTTCGGGCCTGAGGATCAGCTGGAACTTCCCGTTCACCGCGTCGATGCTGTGCTGGATAGCGTCATCGTCCAGGGTGTCAGTGATGCGCGCCCAGGCCTTGTAGTCGTCCAGAGTGAGCCAGGCAACGGTCATGGCACTATTTGGTGCTCTTGCTGACCGGAGCAGATGCCTGCATGGCGGCGGTGACAGTGACAGCCACATCCACGAAGGCGCCCGGGTCGGTGATGAGGCTGGCGAACATGCCGGCCACACCGATGTTGTAACCCAGGATGCTCACTTCGGTGACCGACAGCCTGACCGGCGCCCCCGCGGTCTCATACCACTCGGCATAGCGTGGATTACCGATGACCAGATGGCCGGCCATGGACGGCGCCGGGTCCACCACCACCGAGAGGCCGCGCAGGCTGCCGATGGACGTGGCATCAGAAGTGCCCACCGCGTTGGTAGGCCCGATGTTGGGCAAAAGAGGCCTGCCGTCCGCGTCAGAAAGACCGGTGATCTGGCCGAACACGTCCAGGCCCATCCAGGCGGTGGTGGGCATCACCCGGTCCTGGCTGGTGCCGGCCACCGTCACCGCGGCCTCTGAGAGCACGCCTACCAGGCTGGCTCCGGTACCGTCCCAGGCCGGCCCGGCCGGCACCGCGCCCACAAAATCGGACACACACTGGGCGTTGCTGTTACGGGCGTACATGCCGATCAGGTCGGAGAAGATCAGATCTATGGCACCGGGACTGGACCGCTCCGCCAGCTGCCAGCTGACATCCGCCTGGCCGGCCCACGTTTTGAGGGTGGCCTCCAGCAGATCCACCTTGAAGGTGGCGCTGACGATCTCTGTTTTCTCGGTGGCCTGCTGGGCCACGTTGGTGTGCTGGGTGACGTTGGGCCGCTGCACTTTCATGCCGGTGGCCGGCAGCGCCGGATGAGAGAAACTGTTCACGGTGGGCCTGGAGGCGCTCAGCTGGAACAGCAGGCCGCCGGTCACCTGGGGCGGCACCAGGCCCGGTGTGTCGGTGGTGAGGGTGTTGGCTATGGCCCGCTGCAGCCTGGCTCGGGCCTGGGCGTCACCATGACCCATTCTCATGAAATCCAGCGCATAGGCGCCGGCCGTCTCATAGGCCGGCTGTTCCGGCGTGCCGCCCAGCGCATTGCCGGGCTGGGCCGGCTGAGGTTGGCGGACGATGCGAGCCAACGTCTCCGCGGCTCTGATATCCAGTTGCTCTCTGGCGGTGAGGATCTCCAGCCGCTCAGCGTATTTGGCGGCTTGGTCTCTCAGTTCGTCCCAGGTGGCCTGCTCGGGCTCGGTGAGTTCGTCCCGGCCTTCGGCGGCGGCGGCATCCTCGATGCCGCGCATCCGGCCCTGTGTCTCGTCAAAACGGTCCCTGATGGTCTCTAAAAGTGTGGGCACTGGCGCTCCCCTTTTTTCGCAGGTTGGTACTCACTGCTCAGGTGGTGCGCCCACTAGCCCAGATGCAGCATTGCGGTCTGGGTTTGTGCCGTCCGGTCTGGCTCAGTCGCGCAGGGTAGTCCCGGCTGTGAGCCCTGTCAAAGATCAGCGCAGGAAGATGACCGGTTGATGGTCGTCAGGGTGCTGGCTGTGAGTGTGCGCCAACAGCTGCTCGATGATGGCCGCGGTAGCCGCGTCGGCCTGGAAGGTCTGGCCGCACTCCCGGCATCGGAAAGTGCCGACTGTGACTTGCTCTATGGTCATCCCCGCTGGCCCAGGATGGGCAGCAGGCCGGCCAGCGCGATGATGCCCACTTCCACCAGCAGCACGATGGTCTGCGTGTCGCTCACCAGCGCCTGATCCTGCCGAAGTGGTCCACCAGTTGGCCTCTGGTCTCGGCCAGGCTGGCCAACGACCTGCCGGTCACCATAGAGCGCTGGCCGGCCACTGTGGCCAGCTCGTAGGCCGGGAACTGGCACAGGCTGATCTCATGCAGGCGCACACTCTTGCGTTCCACCAGATCCCTGTCACTGCCACGCTCCGCGGCCCGGGTCACCCTGTTCTCGAGTGGCTCGAAGCCGATACTGAGACCGGTGACCACCCGGTCATGGATGAGCACAGAGGCTTCCCGGCCGGCCTGCACGTCACTCAAATGCCAGGTGCCCTCCAGGCCTGTGTCGGTTTCCTCCAGGCTCTCGGCGTAACCGATCCCCCATGAGCGATAGTCATGTGACTGCAGCAAAGGCAGTGGGCCTTTGGTCTTGCGGTCCTTCAAGGTTTTGGCGAACGCGCCCTTGTGGAAGACCTCGTCGTAGTCGGTGCCCAGGCCGGTCTCGCTTCGGATGGTGATGGTCTCGCCGTAGGGGATGGCGATCCCCCAGAAGGTCATGCCGTCGCGCTGCTCGAAACTCTCCAGCGCGGCGTAACGGATCTCTCTCATGCGTTGGCTCCCGTCTGTGGCGAGGATGCCTCACCTGGCACCAAAGCCAGCTGTGGCTTCAACTGTGGGGATGGCAGTTGTTGGGAGGCTGGACCGGTGCCCGGGCCTCCATCGGACGGGTAGCCCATCAGCTGGCGGGCCTCTCCTTCTGTGAACAGGTGGGCGTTGAACCCGGCGATGGCCATGTTCACCCTGGCCGCCATATCAGGGCGGAGCAGCATGGTCGGATCGAAGCGGGCCTCGTTGCCTCTCGGTAGCAGCTGCAAAGAGAACTGCTGCTCGAGGGGCACCAGCAGGCGCAGCACCGACGTCTTGAGCAGCCGGTCGAACTCGTTCTGGGCGTTGGTGTAGGTGTGAGGGTCGGTGGCCACACCCATCAGGAAAGGCGGGATACCGAGAGCCATGGCCACGGTCTGGGCGTTCCACTGGCGGGCCTGGACCAGCTGGCTGGAATCGGCGTCGGTCACCAACGGCTGAAAGGTGGTGGTGGATGGCAGCACTATGGGTGTGCGCCTTCTGCCTCCCACCGTGCTCAGCCACGCTGTTTTCAGGTCGGTGGCCTGATCCTGGGTCAGATCGGGCCTGGCATCGGTGATCACACCGGTGGGTATGGCCGACTCGTCGAAGTACCTGCCGGCGTATTCTTCGGCCGAGACCACGGCCCGCAAACCGGACGCAAAGGTCGGGATCAGGCCTCTGCCGTTTATCTCACCCGAACGTCGGTCCAGGGCCACATGGACGATCTCGGCTGTGGTCAGGTAGGCATCGGTGCCGGCATAGCTGTAGATGATCCGGCCGCCCTCGTCGCGGGCCGCGGCGACCTGGGTGACATCCACGGGCAGGATCCAGGTGGGCCAGCCGGTCGAGTCGGGCTCGCCGATGATGGCCACATGGTTGCCGTACAGGCAAACGTCGTTGATGTAGCCCTCCACATAGGTGGCCAGGGTGCCGGCGTTGGCCGGTGCCGGGTTGGCCACCACGGTGGCCGGTGGGATCACTTGGTCCTCGCCGCGGTACTGGCGCAGTGGCATTTGCATGACCACGCCGGCCAGCAGGCGCAGACCGGAGGTGAGGGGGATGATGGCCCGAGCTTCGGGCTCGCTGATCCACGGCCAGTACCCTGACCAGGCCGTGCCATTGTCTATGGCGGCCTGCTCATAGGTGCGCCGGACGAGATCCATGGCCCCGGTATTGCCGGCCAGGGCGGCACCGCCTATGAGGCCGCCGGCGGCCTGGCCGATGGCTTGGAGGATCATGGCCACAGGCCTCAGCGGCGATCTGAGATCCATGGTGCTAGATCATCTCATGCCATGACACGGATGCGACGATGTGACTGTCCCGGCAGCCCTATTATCACGGACATGTGACGCTGCTCATCGGAGTCCCTGCTGGTAAAGGAAGTTGTTGTGGTGCGTGCAAGCATCCAGGGCTAGCTCCGGCGTGTCCATCACACCGATAAGGACCCCCTGGTCGTCGGGGGTATCGGGTAGCGGGGCTGGTGTCCGGCCATTCGCCTCGGAGCTGGCGGCGCATGATCTCCAGCCGCAGATGGGGCGTAATCAGACCGCGACGGCCGCTCCCGCTGGCTCATGAGCTTTGGGGGGCATCGTCTTCAGGCGGACGAGTGAGCAGGTCAGCGATGACGGCCAGCGATTGAGCGATCGAGATCAGAGCCAGCTCGGCGGGGGCGCGGTCGGCCTGGGGGCGGGCGAGGGCGTCGGCGGCCCGGTCGGCGAGTTCGTGGCGGTCAAACGTCCATGCCTCGAACACTGCGTCGTCGGGATGGATGGGCAGGTCGCTCATGGGATGGCTCCGTTGGGGTGGCGTGGGCCGGGGGGCAAGGCAGCGCGGCGGCGAGGGCGGTCGTCGAGGGCGTCACGTTGGGCGGCCAGGCGGGCTCGGGCCGCTGCCACTTCGTCTGCCGTTACGTCCGGTTCGTCCACAGTTTCCACAGGCTCGGGGCGGGCCGGGCGGACATCACTATTCCCATAGGGACGAGCGGCCGTAGGCCCGCCCGGCGGCCCTTGGGGGGCCTGCCGGTCGCGGGGACGTGCCTTCGGCCGTCCCGCTCGGCCCCTATTAACAGTGAAACTGTTCTGTGTCGCGCTACGCGACAGGTTTTGTCGCGGAGGGCGCGGGGTGGGTGTCGCGGAGGGCGCGGGGTCAACCAACGGCGAGAAGTCGTATTCCGAGGTGCGGCCTCGCCGGTGCACGAGACCAATCCCCGCCGCGTCGGGCAGGCTGGGGAGGATGCGACGCACGCTGCTCGGGTGCATGCAGGCCTCAGCGGCGAGTGTCTCGGCGCTGGGCCAGGCCTTGCCACGGGCGTTGGTGTACGTGGCAATGACCAACAGGACCGCCTTCTGTCCGGCGGTCAGCCCGCCGACCTGGCGGGCGGCGATGACGTGGCGCCAGCTCATGTCAGGCCCCGGAGCTGGTGGACGACCACGGCCAGGCGGGCCCGGGTCGATTCGACGGCGTCCTCGAGCTGATCCAAATCCATGAACACCGCCGATTCGAGACTGACCGGAGGGCGGACGCCGAGCCCGTCGAAATCGTCGACGAGTTGGCGGAGGCGGCGCATCAGCATGGCCCGGACGTCGAACAGGTCGGTCATCTGAGGATGCGGACAACGTGGTCGAGGTCGGCGGGCCGCCACACATAGACTTCGATGCCGGGTATCTGGTTGAGGGTGTCGAGCCATTCCTGTTGGGCTGGTGAGAGTTTCCCGGTCGGGGATTTGAGTTCGGCGAAGATGAGTCGGGGTGGCCGGGCGAGGGTTTCGTCGGGGAACCCGGCCGGGCTGAAATCACTGCGGTGGGTGTGATATCTGTGCCAGCCGAACAGCGCGGCGAGATCTTTGACGTTGCGGGCCAGGTCTTTTTCGGTCAGGCCACGCAATCCTGGGACGGCCCTCGGTGAACCCACTAGGGGTCGTCCCATTCGACGGTGATGACCAGCGGGCCGTCCTGGTAGACCCACCAGGGCTCAAAGGGGCGGGCGGCCACATACCGGAACAGTCCGGACGAACCCGAGGGCCTGATGGCGGCGGAGAGGCGGGCCAGGCGTTCGGCGCGGGCTACATCATCGGGCCGGTAGCGGCGGGGGTTGCCGCTGCCGGTGACCTCATTGCAGGGGATGAGCAGGCCAATGCGCCCCCAGTACTCGAGCTGGCGGAACGTGGCACCGGAGCGGTCGGCGAGTTCCTGGGTGGACAACAACGGGGCGGGCCGGGCTCTGGGTGCATTCTTGAGGTCCCCGACTTGGCGTTTGTGAGTCACGACTTCGTGGCGGATTAAGGCTCTGTCGGCGTTGGGTCGAAAGTGGAACGTCGAGCTTCGCCAGCCGCAATCGCATACGGCGTGCCATTCTTCGGCGTTGATGGCGATGACCCCATAGTCGGCGTCGACGGGCATGAGTTTCCCGGAGCCGGAACCCCGTTCCGGATAAGTGGGTTTATCGGTACTAGCCACGCTGAGCGATCCCGTACTCGAGGCGGCATGACCGGCAGCGCCCGCCATTCGCTTTTTTCGACCTCGGCGCCGCACAGCTCGCACTCGTAACCGGCGCCGGGCTCGCGTTCCTCGTCATCGGGACTTGACACGGCCATTCCTTTCGGTGAGGTCGTCCAGGAACAACGAAGCTGGGCTCGCGGGCCGCAGCCGGGGCAGCCCGTATTCGACGAGGTGGATCACGAGCGAGTTGATCGACATGCCGCGCTCGTCGGCCGCGGCCCGTAGCTGGTCGTGCAGCTCGGGCGGGAACCGGAGTGCGGTGGTCATCCGGCTCCGTTCCGCATAACCGGGATTATGGGGATCAGCCATCGTCCACCCCCCCATACCTGCCGTTTAGGGACGGTCTGACAAGCAGCGTGCCCCCGTGACGCCCTGACTCGGCCAGACGCCGCAGGCCGTCGGCGGCGACAGACCCGAACGCGGCGAAGAACAGCGGCATAGAACTATGGCGGCCACCATGGACGGGATGCACAAAGGACAGATCTCGGCACAGCCATATCAGGTCAGCGCGGTCCGTCATCATTTGCACCCACGCACCGTTAGCGAGCGGTCCGAGGAACACGCCCCAGTCGTGATCGACCATGCGGGATGCCCACGCCTTCAGGTTGCTGAATGGCGGGTTCAGCCAAATGAGGCCGTCCCACGGTGCGGTCAGACCGTCGTCCTCGAGTGTCAGTTTTCGGAGTGCCGGTACGAAATCGCCGCCATCTATCGGTGACGCCGGATCTAGATCAAACATGAGGCCGAGGCCGTCGAAGACCCACGCCGGGGTACCGCTCGTCGGTGTCGGCGGGCTGCGGCGGGTAGCCGGGGAACAGCCCGACGTGTCCCACATAGTCGGCGTCTGGGTCATGGCTCTGACCTGTCGATACGCACGCACCAGGTCGGGTGTTCAACCGCTTCCTTGCGTGTGGCATAGACCCGACCGCAGCTCGGGCACGGCCCATAGTCGGCGTCTGGGTCATGGCTCTGACCTGTCGATACGCACGCACGAGGTCGGGTGTTCAACCGCTTCCTTGCGTGTGGCATAGACCCGACCGCAGCTCGGGCACCGCCCGTTAGGTGGCATGGCCCTGCGCCTCCGGTAACGAGTCGTAATAGTCGACCGGCGGCCCGATCTCGACCCGACGGCCGCCGCCGGGTTTGCGGGATTTGTAGGTGGTGGGGCCCGGGCCGGCGGGCTTCTCCGCTCCTCCTTGCGGATTAGGCGTGGTCGCGGCACGCGCCGGCCCGGGGGTCTTGTGGGCGGCGAAGGCGGCGACAGTGGCGAACTGTTGGCCACAGGTGCAGGTGTACCAGTCCCCTTCTTTCTCGCCGGGGGTGACAACCATTTCGTGAGTTTCAGATCGGGTGACCGCGGCGGCTGGTTCGCGGTCGGTTTCGGCGTCGCCTTCGGTGTAAAGCAACAGGTCTTTGGGCAGGATGTCGGGCACGGCCCGACGCAAGTTCAACGCCAGGGCGGTCTTGTGGAGCATGTGGGCGGGCATGGTCGGCCACAGCCCGATCAGTTCGCCGTCGGTGTTGTATTGGGCGAACTCTTTCCAGCGGACCACGGCCCGCGACGGGACGTCGGTGCCGGTCAGCCAGATCGTGGACCGGGCCCCGTGGGGTGGCTGGTCGTCGTCCCAGAATCCGACCCAGACGGGTGGTTTCCCGTTTTTCGAGTCGGAGGGGCCGCACCATTCGCCTTCGCCGATGGCGACGACTTTCCCGGAGCGCATGGCCAGGGTGAGCCGGCCGTCGATGGTGACCTGGGGTCGGTGCACGACCCGATTGGCTTTCTTGTCCCAGCGGCCGATGGTGACGATCTGGGCGGGCTGGGTGAAGGGGGACAGGTCGAGGCGTTGGGCGGCGAGACCGAAGTATTCGAGGTCGCGGTCGGTGATGTGAGGGGCGAGTTGTTCTTTGACGGTCCTGAGGAACTCGCCGTGCAGGCTGGGGGCGGTACTACGGCCGGGGACCAGGTCGGCGGTCACGGCTTGCTCGAGGCCCACTGGTCGGCCGGGACGACGGGCATGGCTGCCAACACTTCGCTGGCCGCTCGGCCCGGGGCGCTGACATGCCCTTGGGAGCCGCGGTCGTGACGGTCGATGGCTTTTCGGATCCCGCGCCGCAACCGCCGCTTCCGGAACAGCCGGATCTTGGACACTTCGACGGTGGTGTCGCCGTATCTGACGTAATACCAGTTGAAGCCTGGGTCGCACCCGTCGATGAGGATCTGATGGCTGTGTGGTTCGCTGTTCACGGTTCCTTCCTCTCCCAGGCGCGGCCGTCCCGGCTGTGGCAAAACCCCGTGTGACCCTTCTCGCGGATGCAGGGGGCTTCGACCGCCGCCCTGGCCGGGATGAAGAGCACCGAGTCGCAGGTGTCCTGCGAGTCGGCGGGAGGCGTGCTCTCTGAGTCGGCGGGCGGGTTCATGGTCGTTCCATCCGGATCCGGGAGAGGTTGACCTCCGCCCAGGCGTACGCGGTCGGGTCGCCACGGCGCACAGCCCGCTGCCGGTAATGGCAGGCCCGCCAGTACCGCCACACCCATCTCATGTGAACTCGATGAGATCGCAGCGGATTTTGACGACCCGGCGGACGCCTTTGGTTTCGAGGGATTCGCGTCCGACGAGAGTGACGTGACCTTTCACGGTGAGGGTGACGGTCTCGCCGAGGGCGAGGTCGATGTCATTGTCGAACGCGCCGGCGACACCGACGATGGTGAGCTTGGCGGGCGGTCCGAGCCCGTCAAGAGTCTGCTGATCGCTCACGCCAGCTCCTCCAGCTTGAGGCCCGTTCACTCCCCGGACGCCTTGTAGGACGGCTCGCGGAGGGCTTCGATGTCATCGCGGCGATAGCGGCGCTGCCCGCCCGGGGTCGTCCAGTAGGGAACATGCCCTTCTTCGGCCCATTTGTTGAGTGTCTCCGGGTGGACGCTCAGGATCCTCGCTGCTTCCGTGCTTGTCAGATCCTCATTCATTTTGGCAGAATGCCAAATATCTGGCAGACTGTCAAGATACCATCAGTCAATGGCTAGATCTGGTCGTATCTTGGCAAATGCTTGTGTTTGTCGTATATTCTGGGGTGCATGGTGATTGATGAGCGAGTGCTCCAAGGGGCGAGAGCTGCCGAAAACATCCGTCCGAACCTTCTGCGCCTACGCAATCTCTTCGGACTGACGAACAGCGTCCTGTCACGTATTACGCACATCAAACGGCAAACGCTGGTCAACAAGCTGAACGGCAACGGCCAGTTCACCGGCGAGGAGTTAGCGCGCTTGGCAGCTGTCTGGGGAATCGGCATCGAGCGCCTCTTCATGGCGCCAGCCAACTTTCGACAGTGGGTCGCCGACCATGAGGAAGAGTTAGAGGCTGCGCTCAGGTCAACCGGATGGTTGATGGCGGCGTGATTGACCGCGATCACCACCGCGATTTACCGCGACAACGGCAGTGATTTACCGCGGCCTGCTAGGCGATG